CTCAACAGATTTTAAGTCTGGTGCGTCTACCGATTCCGCCACGCTCCCATTATAGGTGGGAGGATGAAAAGCACAATATTCATTGAATGTGATTTTCATCTCTTTGTCAGTAAGGTTAGCATTCTTTGCCGCTTTTGGCAAGTTCCATTTAGCATGGAATAGCATTTCCATTGACTGTCGGGTTTCAGGTCTCATCAGGTAATCCAGCGTTTTCTAAAAACTTTTGGCGAAATTCTTCAACTTCATCTTGAAGTTCTTCCGAGATAGGTGCAATTTGATTCAAAGGAACCATCATACACGCTTTCCCATCAGGTCGAGTAATCTTCCAACAAACTCTTTGTGAGTCTGTCAAATCCATAATGAAATCAAAATGATCTTCCGCTTGGCGAAGAGTAATCTCAATAGGTCCAATCATGCTTCTGCAAAACAATAGGTGATAAGGTCAGGATCAACAGCGTCTTGAATATCAGAGACGGTCTCTGCAAATCCAGCAGCGCCCTCTATGTCCCATTTCCAGTTGACAGTCTTGTCATATCCTTCATTATCTAGGATTTTTACGGAACGCTTTGAAAAGTTGATGAAGATCTGTTCTACAGAACGATCATCCATGGGGTTGCCTCGTGACTACCCCCATATTATAGCACTAGTTCAGGAAAATGGAAAGCCCCTTCATTGTTAAAGGTGATGCGAGACAAGCTATCGTAATAGGTCCTGCCGCGCAACCAATTGTAATAGGACCAGTAGCTGCTTTCATATCAATAGGTCCTACAGTGTTATTGAACAACATACCACCTGTCAAAACGGTATTAGCATACCCAGTGGCACCAGAGGTTACTGTGACAGGTCCTGAGGGGTTAGCAACGGTATATCTGGGAATTGCATCACTAGAAGCACCAGGAGTCATGATAGTTTCACAAGATCCTCCAACGTTTCTTAAAATACCAGACTTTGCTTTAGGAATTGGTGATGGTGGGAAGTTGATATTCTCAAGCAGAGATGCTGTTGATAGTGTAATCGAGTTGTCAGCAGCAATAATTGTTTCAGCACTACCAAGAATAATATTACCCTTACCTTGAATCTGAAAATCACTACTAGTGAACATAGATTTAACTGTGCCGACATTAAATTCAGCACCTTGCAGTTCAAACTTAGCGCCAGGAACATTTATATCAACATCAGATCCAAAAGTAATACCATGCTTTTGAATGTCGGAGTCTTTCTCGTTACCATTATCATCAACAATCTTGGGTGATCCTTGTGCATTCATGACAAACGCACCACCAACTGTGATGTGACAGTCTCCTGTAATATCTAAATGATAGTCTCCATTGATAGTCTGAACCTGATTCTGATCAACCAGTGTGCAATAATCACCATGAATTTCTTGAGTGTAGTTACCAGCGTAATTACTATGGTCTGCAACTAAGTTGCCTTCATTACCACCACTCTGATCTTTTTGTCTTTGCTTATACTTCTCAAGTTCTGCTGCGGTTTCCTCTTCAGATTTACCCGATTTTCTTAATTCTTTCTTGTAAACATATTCAGCATAAGTCTGATCATTTACTTTGAGTGATGTGTGCGTCGTTCCATTCTCATTACGACGAATTGTCGTCTCTCTACCAGGTGTGCCAACCCAGAGATCATATGCACCATTTACATAATTCTTAGCAGCAGTAAGATATGGATCTGCTTCATTCAAGATATTATCAATTAATCCACCACCAGAACCGTTATCACCACAACTACCACGACTTCTACCACGAATCTTATTAATCCTGTCAAGATCTTCAGGGGTGCAATGTGTTACACCAAAGAGAGGATACCAACCAACAGTATCTTTACCAGCATTAACCTTACGATTACATCCACCACCAGTGAACTTAAGGAACAATGACATCAATCCAGTCAGACTGGTAAGACCTTTGGTAAACAAATCTGTTCCAGCTTCAAAAATCTCACTACCTGTTTCCCAAGCATCAATAATTTCTTTCGCTTGACCAACACCATCAACAATAGTTTTGACAGTATCAACAATTTTCAGAGCTTGATCAAGAATCTTTTGAACGTTACAGACAATATCATCAATAACTTTTTGAACACCTTGAACAATCATTGCTGCTTGATCAATCAATCCATCAAGGAAACCCTCAACGATAGACAGAACAGATCCAACTGGGTCAGCAATATAACCGAGAAGTTGACTATCAATTACACAAAGTTGACTAAGAATAGTAGTTACTGCCTTCTGCACAGCAGTAAAAACTACAAAAGGAACACCAGTAGCACCACCAAGAAGATTTACTAGTTCTAATTGTTCTGCAAGGTTCGCGAGTTCTTGTCTAATAGCAGCAACAACCTGTGTAAATACAGCACCAAGGAAGTTTTGCAGTTTCGCGGTGAGTGCTTTTGCAGAGACAATCTTACCAGTGAGCATATCGAGGAAGTCCCCGTCAGTATCTGCTTTAACTAATGTTCCTGCTTGATCAGCAATGTCTTCAATCAGATATCCCAGTTTATACTCTAAGGTTTTCCATGGACCACCAACACCATTGGCAGCAGGAATCGGTTTTTCTGGATCCATAGGTTTGGCAGGATTAGTGCCACCAGAAAGACCAGGTGTAGTTCCCAGATTCTTCGGTGATCCAGGTCCACCTACTTCTGCTTCTTCATCACCAGGGAGTGCAACAGCATTAGTTTTACCTTGTCTTCTAAAACCTTCTTCAGCATTCTTTGCTAACGGTTTATTTGGTGACGAGGGATGTAGTGCTGCATAGTTTACACCTTGCCCTGGTTCCATATTCTCACCAGTGAAAGCAAACTGTTGCTTTGTCTTAGTTTCATCAGACTTCTGAACTCTCAGAACACCAATAACAATAGGCATTTGCGCTTGATCGCCATCCATGAAGAATCCCATGACGATAGCACCAGGTTGCAACTGACCAGAGGATTCACCCTGACCATCATTACCTGCCTGAGAAGTGTGTTGAAGACACGTTGCCCAAGGTAACTTGTCAGTAGGAAGATCTGTTGTGGTCTTACCCAATACGTTTGTGTAATATCCAAGGACGCGCACCTTGACACGTCCCAACTTCATCGGATCTTCGTTATCTTCTACTTCACCGACCCACCAGAAAAATCCGTCTTTACCAACGAAATTTACTGTAGGTTCATTTACGATACCATCAATTGTTTGCATATCTGTGCAAATGCTACAAGGTTATTTAGTGAGGTAATTGTTTTCTTCTAACCATTGCCTAGTCAAAGGTGTTGGTTCATAGTCAGTCCACATAGTGCCACGAGCACAAGATTCGAGTGCTTCTTGTGTCATACCTGCTGTTTTACCTGCCCAAGTTGCTTCTTTCTCCCAAGGGATAGCATGAGGCATAAGAGCATATGCTCTCCGTGCCATCTCTGCCCACATCTCAGGAACATCTTCCTCGTTCTTGATGATAGCGATCATATTGTTTTTGATTGTGCCTGCCATACAATCCTGTGCAGCGTGCCATCCTTCATGACGCACAACACTCATCAGAACATGAGGACGATGCACAAATGTTTTGTTCAAATAGAAGTGATTACTCACTGTGTGATAAACACCACGATGTCCTACAGGAAAATACTTTTCATCAGCAAGATGAACATCTACACCAATCTGTTTGAAAGCTTTCATAATTCGATCAAACTCATCAGCAATTGGATTCCAGTTTGAGTCAGGGAATGCTGCACGAAGATCATCGGAAGAGGTGATCTTTTCGATATCTTTAGTGCATTCTTTAAGTAACATACACCCCATAGCATCCATGGTGTAATAACCCTTAGTGGGTTCAGCATTTACTGCCACACCATGTGCCATACCAAACAGTAAACCACTGAGGATAGCATTACGAAGTTTCATTAGATGTCATAGCAATTTGACATGGGAGATACTGGAATCGAACCAGTGACCGATTCGGTGTAAACGAATAGCTCTACCGCTGAGCTAATCTCCCAATCGGATGAATTTGTATAGGAGTTCAGAACCCCAGACCATTTCATCTCGATCGTTGTAACCTTGATCTCTACTATGTAGTTTGTCACCCAAGAGATGAATCTCAGAGACAACACGATATCCTTTAACACCCATACACAGACCAGGAGTTTCTAATTCTCCATGCCATGCAGTGCCATCGAATGTGAATATCATATCACAGTTTTCCGATCTTGTCCAGTCAAGAGTATAGTTCTCAACTCTAACCATAGTATCAGAAAGTGACACTATTTTATGATATCGTTCCCGATACGGATCGTTCGGAGTTCTACGAAAATAATTCTTTGAATATAAACCACCCTCAACTCTTTCCCATTTACTTTCTACAGAGGAATACAGATGAGGGGAGGATTGTGCTTGAAATTTATTAGACCAATGACCAAGTAAATAATCTTCAATCGTCATACACTAGACATTCTGGCTCCGATGGATTTTGGTCGCAAAAGAGTTCCAGATATGTCGGGTCATGATGATCACCTGCTTCAATATCTTTTTTGTGGTGCTCTGCGTATTCTTCTAGGTCATGCAATTCGCCTTCTACATGGCGACGCATCTGAGGTGAAATGGTTGGATCGTGGAGAATTTCTTTATCCTTCTCGATATGTTGTTCGATACTGTCCATGATTGTATCTAGATTATACAGTAATATTTATCAGAGCTAGTTACTATACGGTCTCTGAACCCTGACATGGTTATTCTACACACGTTTTGCCAGTTCGTCAAGTGCCGAAAGAATCTTTCATCAAAGAAAGTTCTGTTGTCATTGTAAAACCAGTTGCTTTATGTGCGACAGCAGCAATAAGGTAGCGTCCGCTGTATCGTTCATCAATCTTCTGTGTTCCTGGTTCGTTGGCAGGAATTCTAATATCAATACCACCACCTGCATAGAGATCTAAGTTTCCAGGAACTTGAATTGTCAATCTAGTATTCTTCAAAGTCTCAAGTCTCATCCACTGATATGCTTGAAGTTCAACCAGTTGTTCGTAGTTTCTCTGAGGATTGTTTTGAAACTTAGGGTCAAAAATTTGATTAGGTATCATTGTATATCTAACTCTCTTCGGAGTTCTAACATACTCTTGAATTGATTTATCCATCAGGTTGAATGGATTTTTAGCACCCTTTCCATTAAGGTGTGACATCTTTTTCCAAATTTCATTTACAGCATAGCGATATGCATCTGCTGATAAGTCTGTGCTCAAACCCATCCTAGATCTAGTGATAAACGTTGGGTCAAATCCAACACTAAATCCAGACCAGGCACCATGACGTAAACCCATCAGATAATTTCTTTCATCTGGAAATGTAATTCTTTCAATATTAAATTGATCATACTCTTGACCCGTCATTCTTTTTGGGGTATAAGTATACTGATATGTCTTCATATCCCCTGTGGTCGGATTTGAAACATCCGAACCTTCATTGATCGCATCAATCATAGAATCAAGCGATTTGAAGTTGAACCCCATAGCATTTTCAAAGAATGCAAATGCATTTTGAAGTTGTCCACCTTTACCTTTACGAATGCACCTCTGCGACATCCAATAGATCAAGTCAAATGGTCTCCAGTTGGGAGAAATAAATGATTGCTTGTTAATGGTTTTCTCAAGAAAAAGTTTCTTCTTTGTTTTGAGTTCTTTTGTTAGAATTTTCCTGATAATATTTGATGCTTCAGACTCAGCACCAAATACAGTCTCCGAGTTTCCAAAAATATTAACTACTTCATTCTTAATATACTCATCGGACACACAGTTAATCAAATATGTCTCATTGCTTTGATTAGTTCTAACACGCGCTTGAATATGGTATGATCTGAAGAAATAACTTCTATCTACAATACTACCTTTAATTTCTAATCTAACTTCTTCAGATCCAGTCAAGGATCCAATAACGCCACCAGCATCTTCCAATACTAGTCTTGCTTCCATGCAAGGGTTTGCAATACTTTCATAGATTTCAAAACCTCTTAGGAAAGAGATAAGATCATAGTTACCAGATGAATCTTCAACACGACGACCATCTCTATAGAGAGATAGTTTTACATCAATCTCACCTGTCTGAGCTCTAGTAACAGAACCATCAGTTGTTTGATTTAAATACGTCGTCATGAGAAGATACCTCTAAGAGGATTGTTAAAGGAATTTAGGACCGCAACAGCAGTCCTAAGAACAGTGCCAGTGGTGCCGCCAACATTAGCGAACGTGCCACCACCTGCTTGTGCGCCAAGAATCGAGCGAATTGCCGATTCCGCCGTCGAAATGAATTGACGATTGGAACCATTCGACGATTCAACAGCCGCCAGTGCCATCTGCACGATCTCCGTAGTCTTTGAATTGATTTCACGTCTTGCCTGATTTCGTTGTTCTGTTACCCTACGAATACGCTGCTGCTCTTGATAATCTTGTTTTGGTTGAGGTCTTTGTCTACCAAATGTCGGCATTGCATCTGATGGCAGACTATAACCAATATCTTTAGAATCTAAGAAACTCAATCCGTCCATGAAATCGAATCCACCACTAAACCCACTATTAAACCTACCAACAGGTTCCTTCATATCAAGATTGAATAAAGATGCAAAATCAAATCCTGACTTACTTGCAGCTCTTGCTTGTGTGCCTGCACCAGACTCTGATGCTGCTCTTGTCTGCTGTGTTTTATATGGGAATGATGCTGCACCTGGTGCACCCAAGATTGGAGTCTTTCTTGCTCCAGGACCTTTATAATCAAAGTGTCCACTTCCAACACCGTGTTGATATCCTAGTTTCCAACCATATCTCGAAGAGTTTGATTTTAACCAAGTCAGTGAAGAACCCGATATATCTAAACCTTCTCCATACATATGGACTGAATTAGGGTGTCCACCAACCGCTGAATTTTTCTTCTTACTTCTACCAGAACTTGCAACATCAGAACCTTTGACCTTTCCTTTAGAATCTCTCATCATGTTAAGGAATGCTTCTGCAGCAGGTTGAGAGAACACCAGAGGACGACCATATTTGTCTGTCTGCCCAGAGATACCCCAACCAGCACCCGTATCTTTATGGGAAGCAGGAATAACTTTTCCAGTAACAGCTGAGGTAGCAGTCGAATGACCATCTCTAGCAGCCTCTTCAACAGTGCCTGCTTGTGCAGCACCACCAAATAAACCGAAAGACCAATCAAAACCGCCGCCCATCTGTGATGTCATGGCAGTTTTTTGTTGTTGATTAGGGGGAACAATACCCTTACTTGTCAAGTATTGACCAACACCAACTAATCCTTTATTCTGAATCAATGCAACAATAACAGGACCACGACGACCAACTTCACGATAGTATTGACTATCTTTGAGTTCAGCACCAGCAGTTTCGTAGTCACCCTTCTTGAATGCAGTCATCATTCTAGGGAAGTCCTTATACCATGAAGGACCCATGTTAAATGTCAGATCAATTAATGCTGCTTTCTGTTGAGCACTTGCACTTTGGAATCCTGGTATTTTACTAGCAGCAGATGCATGATGTGAATAATCTTTATCAAATAACTTATCAGCATATGCCTTACTAATAGTATTAGGAATATTGTCTGAAGGTCGGACTAAGTGACCATAACCAATTGTAGGGTAACCTTTACTATCATTATATTTGTTTAGTCTTAGACCTTCATGTTCTTTGATCATCGCTTTCGCGAATGAATTATAATCACCACCCTGAGAGAATCCTGGCAAATTGAATCCCATTAACCTCGCTTCACTAATTCTCTGAGAGGTTAAACCAGGATTGCTTTTGGTTGCGGGTGTGCTGAATGGAACAATAAATGCACCACCATCTGCCTTTCTAGCAACATATTCGGTGCCATGACCAATAAAATCGGGTTTAGATCCACCTGTAATATTGACTGGATATCCAGATTGAGGACCAGAAATCCAACCACCTTTAGCAAACTGAGGTAAGAATCCACCACGAGCCATGCCCAACTCTTTCCTTCTGTCTTCAGCAAGCTCCACCAGACCCATCTTTTCTAGTGTCTCGACCGTGACAGTTCCAGCAGTCTCCTTATCATAACCTTCTTGATCAGGCAGTTTTCCTGTAGCATCCATGTCGGATGTTAAAGAACTTCCCTGTCCTGCAGGTTGTGCTGTTGCCAATATAGCACCAGTGGCAATAGCACCCGCTAAACCTAATCTACTTGCAATCTTCATCAACTTTCCATGACCACCTTTTAAAGATGTATGGAAATACCTTAATGTGCTAGTAAAATCGGTAATGATTTTAGTTGGATTTGTCAACCAACGAATTGCTAAGAGACCTGTCCCAAGTCCTACTAAAGCACGTCCCAGTCCACCGATTCTCTCTTGCCAAGTAGCATCCTCTTTCAAAAGATCATACAGACCTTCAATTGTATTAACAAAAGAGAACTTCGCAATATCAGCAATGAATTTAAATATGGTATGGAGTGCCTTCAACCCCATGACAACTTTATCTTGATTCTTCTCGTCTGCTAACCACTTAAGTGCGGGGAGAACCAAAAAGTATTTCAGGAATGCACTTGCCAATCCAAGTAATGACTCCCAGAAACTAGGAATTTTACCTTTGAACAGACTATCAAATGCTTTTGATTTGATAGGTTTCTTACTTGGCGCACTGTATATTGGTTTAAAAGCTTTTCTTGCCTTTTCCTGATCAATCTTCAGAAGTTTCATCTGAGCATCTTTCAGAGATGCTACACTTTGATTGATAGAATTTACTACGCCACCAAGGTTATTGATTGCCTGTGTCTGTGCCTGCATCGTCTTAACAAGTGGCGATGACTTACTAGCAGCAACCCCACCCTTAGGGTCTACAAACTTGTAGAAATTGATTTTAGCGCCTCTTTGAACTGCTGCCATTATCTCTCTTGCTGAGTCGAGCTAGGTGCGACGACATAGGTATCACCGCTATTTATGGGAACAGGCGTAGGTGCAGGAACAAGTTTCTCTACAATCAACGGAACAGGCAGGAATTCAATAGCAGTTTGCATTGCATATTCTGCATTAAATTTATTATTCTGCAAGAGTGCTTTGCCTTTATTAAGAACACCAAGAATTCTTGGGTCAACACCCAGTTCAGGAGCAAGTTCTGCAAGACCTTGAATGTAATCACCAGATTGAGCACCACTAAGAATTGCCTGATAAACACCCTTCATACCAACTTTGTCTGCAATGTTACCCATTGCATTGAAGGCAGAGAATTTTTTATCACCAACACCCAGAATAGACTCCATACCAGGGATTGCACCAATGTTGGGGATCCTCTTTATAAGACCACCCATACCAGGAACTGCACCCAGGATACCTTGCAGTTTATTCTCTTCTAAGAACTTACCAAATCCTTCTAGTCCACCTGCAACGCCTGGCATCATACCAACAATTTCACCAATAGCACCACCAGTGTTGCCCGAAAGAATATTCATGCCAATCTTACCGATTCTACTGTCAATAATCCCACCAAAAGCATTGGCGAACTTTCCACCAAGATTACCGACAAATTTAACTGCACCCTGGTATGCATTAGAAAGTCCCATTCCAAACTTACTCATACGCAAGTTCAACAACCAGTCTGGAGTGTTGACCATTGATCTAGCAGTAGAACCAATAGCAGAGAAATTAGCAATACCACCAAGAGCATTTAAACCTGCTCCTAAGAAATCTCCCTTACTAAGTGCACTAATTGCATTGATAGCAGGAACAATGATGTTTGCACCAGGAATGAAAGATGCGATTGTAGATACAATCGGATTAGATGCAACACTAGCAACTGCATTGAAGACACCGCTAACTGCTTTGCCGATGCCACTTACGACCTTTTTAATACCCTTCCAAAGACCACCAAAGAAGAACTCAGGAAGTTTTCCACCAATCTCAAAATGACCATTTTCATCATGATAATGATAGTTACTTGGTTGAGCACCAGTATATCCAGAACGAGCTGCTAAGGTAGATTCTGCTTCTTCCTTAGTTTTACCTAAGAAACGATGAGTTTCTGAACTGAAGTATCCAACACCAGCTTGATAATACATCTTGCCAGTGGCGATATCTTTCGCCTGACCCTGTAACTTTGCTCCTTCAATTTCTAACTTCTTCTTCTCCGCTTCCGTCATCGCATCGCGTGAGAAGAATGCTTTCAGTAGTAAAGGAACAGTTACAATTGGATCAATAATTTTAGTAGGATCAAGAATTTCCTTGCCACCAATAAAGGGGATCCAATCAGGTTGAATCTTGAACTTGGGCATCCCACGCATGAAACGTGAGAATCCATCCTTCGCCCACCCAAGTGCTAATTCTCCTGCTCGTAATAACTTATTAAAATCTTCTTTCAGTTTTTGACCAAGGGCTTCCATGCCCCCGCCACGGAGACCAATGTAGAATAGGTCGCCAATGTAGCTACCCAATATTTCACCCATCAGGGTGCCGAGAACTGGGATGGGAATAAACGATCCTAATGCACCACCAAGAGCAGCACCAGCACCAACAAAGAGAGACTTCTCTAAGTTACCTGTCTCTAGGAAAGTATATAATGCTGTAAGAAGAGCACCAACAACAGGAATCCTGCGTAAGAAGTTTTTACTAACTGCAAATGCCTTTGATGCTACATTAGTTAGTTTTCCTGGTGCATTAAATAATGCTCTCTGTGCACCAGGAGATACGCCAGGAAGATTTGCTGTTCCTGTCTGTAGATTTGCCTTGAACCCTGCTAGTCTACTAGGTTTTTTCGGAGTAGTAATACCCTGAGGTGTTGTTCCAGGTTTTACTACTCGATTAAGATTATTTCTATATTGCTGTCCTTTTCCAGCAACTTGATTGCCTCTGGCATCAGTTCTTGGTGTATATCCAGAAGGTCTCCCTCCACCACCAGTATTACCACCAGAACGCGGTCCACCTTGTCCTGTTCGCCCCCTATTCCCTGTTAGTAATTCTATCAGACCGATGATATCGGTCATCAAAGAGAACGGGTTCAACAGGTATTTGAGACCTGTTACTCCTAGGATTATCTGTCCAAGACCCTTAAGTCTACCTAAGAGGGTCTCATCACTACCAAAGAGTGATTCAAATCCTGCTACAATATTATCTTTGATGAGGAACTCACCAAATCCATATATCTTTCTGAAGACATAATCTGTCTTCATCAAGAATGTTTCTAACTTAACTATATTTTCTTCATCACTTGCCCACTCCAGCATCTCCTTAACGAGGGAGAGTGCGAAAATCTTAGTGGCAAGCTGAACAAAAGGTGAGAGTAATGGTCCCACCCAACCAAAAATACCTTTGAAGATTTTCATCAAACCTGATCCAGGTTTGAATCTCTTTACCTTCTTTTTCTGATCTTTAAAGTATGCAGATAGTTGGCCCTCTTGAACTTCTTCTGCTGCCATATCTTGCCCACGTCGTTTTGCTCGACGTTCAGCAATATCTAACTTTACAGCAGCTTTAGCACGAAGTGTTGTGATTTTTTCTAAATCAACAACTGTTTTACCAAGGGAACTAACTGACGCTCCTAATCTATTTTGAGCAACCAGTGTTTTTCTTGCACTAATGACCTCTGGAGTCTTAATAGACTTAACAACTCCAGGATTTACAAATTTATATGTTTGTAACTTAGTGGCCATTTAGTGCGCGGTTGCGTTTTGCTCCTTCATTCGTTTCTCTTCTTCTTTTAAGAAATTAATCAGAAGAGTAACGTAGATCTCTTTTTCCCATGGCATTAGGTTATCGATATATTCCATATTCCACTTGTGATGGTGGATTAGAGCAAAATTACTCTCATAATATGATTTCAAATCAGAGTGCATGAGGGCTATGCGAAAAAAGACGCTAGTCCTTCGAGCACAACTTCACTTTCTACGCCAGTATTGGGGTTTGTGATATTTACTTTATGAGACAGTTTCGGCATGGTCTCAAAGAAATTTTGAATCATTTGGAACTGCTTAGAGTCCATAGAATCAAAGAATTCCATGAGTTCTTTCATGGAAACATCAGCGCAATCGTAAACCTGTTCAGGATCAGCAATAGTTTTGATACAATTTGCTGCCATAGTGAACACTTGATCAACGCCAGTGTCTTCACCAGTGAAGTTCATACTAACGAAACTGTCGAGAGTGGGATAACCCATAGTAACGACAACCTCATCAGAGATCTTCAGTTCATTCTTATGACCCCTAGTTTTAACTACTTTGATTTCGTCTAAAGGAATCTCAGCTTCAACCTGAGTTTCTTCATCATCAGGGCAAGTCAAAGAAACCTTGACTGTTTCACCAACAGACTTTGCACGAACTTGAAGGAAGAGATATTCAATGTCAAATGTAGACAGTGTATCAATACCTTTTACATCTGTGCAGTCTTCAAGAATAGTCTTGATAGCGTTGATGAGTTCTTCCTGTTCACCACTCTCTGTAGCAATCAAAAGAAGTTTTTCTTCTTTCACCAAGAATGGTCTGTAATTCACCGTTCTACCATCACTAGGTAGTTTCAATTTGTATTTTGGGGTGTTTAATTTAGGTAATGCCATAGAAATTCAATTCAGTATTATTATTTAGGTGCTTATCCGAAGGTGTCGGATAGGTTAATGCCTGATGCTGAAGGAGGATCACTGAACAGACTATTGTCAATCTCACCTACTCTTCGACGACCAGGATCTTGGAAATCGTCCTCAGTAATAAGTCTATAACGCTCATACAAGAATCCGATTGTCATAGTCAGTGCTCTGGAACTATCATTGTTCAATTGGATAGATCCAATATTATATGGGAAACAATTACGAATTTCCCAACATGCAGTTAATTTGTATTTTCTAGCAAGTAAGAAAGGATCTCCTGCTTTTCTCAAAGCATTGATCAATCTAGGATCAGTATAAACGTAATCTCCTCCACCACGCTCCCATTTATAGACTCTTAATGCTGGACAAATCAAATCATCATAGAACTCTACATATTGATTTGAGTCGGGTGCCATTCTTTGAGTCCATCTCTCAAAGAACTGTCTAGAATATTGAGACCTTGGAACAATGAACGACAAGTTCATCTGACTGTAAGCAGTTCCAGTAGGATACTTTACAGCAGATCCTACATTAACTACTTGACCAGTCGTAATCTGTTTACTGGGTAAGTTAGCAGAGTTACAGTAGTAATTCAACAGTTTTCTAAGGTCGCCTGTCTCAGCAGTCAAACGCTTAGTTCTGCTACCAATACCACTGGGGAGCAAGATCCGAGGACTAGCAAAGTGAACAGAAAATAAATTGCTATAACTAGGCGCATTATCCTGTTCTTTGGAGAATGCTAAAAACTCCTGGTAAGAAGGATAATCCGCCTGTTGAGCTATGGATTTGTCTAATGCCATTATACTTTAAGTTCCTTTTCTGTGATTAACATAAACTCCCAGTTGTTGTCTTTGCAGAATTCGGTTGCTGCTTTCCACTTTGCTTGATTTACGCTCCAGGTGACAACCTCATTGATATATCGTTTAGTTATACGTTTTTGGGTTTTTGGTTCTTTCGTTTGTTTGAACGGTTTCACCTCAACCAAATATTTTCTTTTTCCTATTTTCACATAGAAGTCTGGAAAATACCTATGTCTTTTACCATCAACGGGGGAAATGTATGGAATGATAATCTCTTCACTGCCCCACTCTTCAACCGAAGGGGTTACGTCACACCATTTCATGAATTTGTATTCCCAGGAAGATCGGTAAATAACGTTATTTGGATCACCTTTATACTTCCTGGGAAAGCTCGGTCGATACTTGCCCTGATATCTCATAAATACATAGAGACCTTGTTTAATATTTATAGGTAATAGCGTGGCGCAATTCACAGATCAGAATCGTTATAATCGCACCCTGAGATATCCTCTCAAGGCACCCGTAGCCAGTAAAGATGAAATGGTTGGGGATGATCAAGCAGGATATACAGAATTGATCGATTATGTAAGGATTCGTAGAAAGCGAGTCGAATATACTGATAAAGATGGTAAGGCATTCGGTGGCACTTCTATGCCACAGCGAGGAACAAAACCCGTATATCATAATAGCATTGTATATCTAGCAATGCCTACAACATTGAGTGCTTCATATCAACCAACATATAGACAGGTCAACTTAGGTGTAGGTGGTGCTGCTGCACTTAATTCCTTAGGTAGTTCTGGTAGTTTTGATAGTCTTGCAGCATCTATTCAGAGTGCAGCAAAAGCAATGTTACCCGAATTTGCAGCATCTGCTATTGCTCAAGGTGCCAACAGCATTTCTGGTTTCTTTGGTGTTCAAGGTAACTTGGATGCTAATGCATTACAAGGTCTTACATCGGGTAGAGTGTTCAACCCTTATACTGAGCAGATCTTC